TCATCGGGAACCATCCTTAAAGAAGAATATAAAAAATTTTTTTAAAAATAACAGTTCTGAATATATAACAAGATAGAGAATGACGGGAAGTTTTTTAAGCATAAAGAACAAATACCAAGCCCAAAAAAGAATCTTATTCATAATCTCATTCATTATTTATATTATATAGGAACATAAAAAAATGGCAACAGAGGAGGGGTTCGAACCTTCAACTACTAGATCCAAATTCTAGTGCGCTACCAATTGCGCCACTCCGTTATGCTGTCCCGGTAGGATTTGAACCTACAACCGACGGTTTACAAAACCGTTGCTCTACCACTGAGCTATTCCGGCAAATGGTGGGTAGTGCAGGACTCGAACCTGCGAAGCCCGAAGGCAGGAAATTTACAGTCTCCGGTAATTGCCGCTATACGAACTACCCTTAAATTGGTACCCAAGGCGGGACTCGAACCCGCACACCATTACTGATAAGGGATTTTAAGTCCCTTGCGTCTGCCATTTCGCCACCTGGGCTTATAAAATCTATCAAACTTTCAAAGATCATTCAACAACTATTCCGTCGTTGTTGTATTATATTATATAGGAACTTTACCTTATAACAACAGCTTTTTTTTACCAAGTTCCTCTAATTCTTTTCTTTGCTGATTGCTTATCGTCCCATTGTTGATACTCTTCTTGGAAACCTTCCGTCTCAATAAGATTCAGAACCGATGCAGCACTCCAGATAATATGCTGTCTTGGATCTTTTCCTTCTTGGCAATGATCACCATAATCAATATGGTTAATATCATTATCATAAATGTATTGTGCACACTCTGTAGCGTGATCTACTTTAATAATCATTTTGCTTTTTCTTGTTGAGGAAGATTCGACAGGACGGAGCTAAGTTTAACTCTCTCTGATTCCGATAGGAAATTATAAAGGCTTGGATCAGTTAGCAAAGTAATAAGATCGTGAAGGCTTTGTTCTAATTTATCTATATATGTAGTTTTCATTATTTTACCAAGTTAAGTGTTTAAGTAGTTGTATTCTGTTTCCTTCAAATTTTTCCCAACCAAAAGATTTACACAAGTAATACTCAGGTAAGTCTCGGTCTAGCTTTGAAGAAATTCTAACAACATCCCCCACGGAGAGAGATGGTCCTTTAAAATTGTTTTCTTTTAAAATTTGTTTTTGGCTTTTAGTTAGCAATTCTTCCGGAGCATTAGTGATTGCAAAAGCCTCTTCTGCTGCCTTAGTACCTTTTTTACTGGTATAAAACTCGAAGCATTCTAGCCTATCTCTATACCAATTCTCTCTATCTTCGAATTTTAAGAAACGATCTTTAGATCTGTAAATAGAAACTATATTATTTTTCATTTTAAATTTGGTACTCTAGCCCGGATTTGAACCGTTAAACTACTAGAGCGTTATTATTCTTTTATTATATAGGAAATTGTGATTCCTGCAACTGGAAAGTATAAATATTATCAATATTATGCACAGAGATTCATCATCAATTTTCGAAAGTTATAAAATAGTCAAGGAACAAACTGCTCCTATTTCCCCTGCCACTCAGGCACTCCTTACAGCTATCCAAAATACTAGCATGCTCACTCCTGCAATGAAGGAAACCTTTTTGAAAGTTGCTCAATCTCCTCAATTTATAGCTGATATGGACAGAGCTAATCAGCAAACTGGACAAGCTCCATATGGTGCTGAATATTCTCAAATTAAAGCACAGCAAGATCAACAAGCCCAGCAAGATATAAATAATGCTAATGCTCCTTCAACCAAGGGACCTAAAAACGTTGATTCTGAAGGCAACCCGATTGATATGGATGCTCTTTAAGGTTTAACGAAAACTTTTCCTTTCTTTACAAACGGTGAGTTGTTGAGGTACTTCATTGCGTTATAGTAAGTACCGAAGATCTTAGTAGCTTCTTGAACCGTAATAGATTTAATACCATCTAAAGGATCGCTTGATTTCTTTTCTTTCTTAGAACTATATAGATCGAAGCCTGTCTCAGTAAGAGAGATAGAGATAAGAGATGTTGGACCAAAGCGATTCTTAGTAGAGAGAATATCGCGAAGGTTAATGTCTTCTGGGTCCTCTTCGTTCTTCTGCATAATGATATTACAATCAACAGAGTGAGGAAGAAGGGTACTGCCTTTATATTTACCTTGCTTGGTAACATGCTGAATAAGACCTACTACAGTACCAACGCTCTTAGCAGTAGAGCAGATCTTTTCAACTATAGTCTCTTCTTTTTTCTTAGCATTCATAGTACCTTTAACTCTTAGAGTAGGAAAGGAATCAATAACTACGAAGTCGAACTTATGCTTTTCAATCTGAGCACAAATATCGTCAACGTCAGTCATATTGGATACCTTTACTCCTCGTACTCCAATACGCTTGCAGGTAAAAGAGATTTGAACTATACTCTCTTCTCCGGAAATATAAGCTACGTTTTTACCTTTATAAGCAAGCATATTGCAAATTTGCAAAAGGAAAGTCGATTTACCAGATCCTGGACCTCCTGCAAGAGTAAAAGAGGAACCAGGCAAGAAGCCATTACCGCCAAAAAGAGTATCGATAAATTCGTTATCGCATTTGAACCTGCGATAGAACTCGTCAGGTATAGAAATGTCTTCTACTGAGATGAAGTCGGTCTGTTCAAGGTCAATTTTCATGCTATCATAATAGATGAACCTTGCCGGAACTGCAATAAAAAAATTTAGCGTTGTCCGCCTCTAGCTCTGTTTACCTTTGTGAACTCTAATCTGTCTACAATCTTGACGTGTGTATTTCCATTAAAAACAACATGACCCTCTCCCTTTGTTGCTATCAATTCACCGGCTGGGTTTAGGAAGAACGTCCTACTCAAAACGTTAGAAACTTTCTCTACCAGTTTCATGACTATTTTTTTAATTTTAATCATTTTAGAGAACATCTTCATAAGAGCAAAGATACTAGTATCATGGTTTTTTAAAAAATCAAAAAGAGCTCTTAACTTATCTCTTTGACCAGTTCTGCCTTTTTCAGTCTTAAGCTTTTCTATAGAAACTTCAAACCTTTTTTCTATAAATGCTTTGAATCCTTCTAGAAATTTCTTTAAATCTTTCTCAGTTACCTCTTTACCGAAAATGCCCCCGTTAGGTAGGTCTACTTGCTTATTAATATAAATCTTAAGATACTCTAATACTTGACTGTTAACATATTGAATATCGAATTCATCAGATATTTTAGGAATTAAAGAATTACATTCATCCAATATGAAGTTTATATCATCCACAATCTTATCATTAACTTCAACGCTTGCTTGTTTAAAATTAGCTCCAAGAATAAAAACATTAGCTCTTTTTCCCGACCCTATAATAGAATCAACTTTTCTAGATATCTGTTGCAATCTTATATTATTTTCGTCAGGAATACCTTTGAACGAATCGTGAACTACAATTCCAACCTCACTGTTATTGACCTCATTATAAGTAGGACTTGTCTCGTCAACAGGTATAGCGTAAGCAATTACATTAGGTTTAAAAACTATAAAGTCTTCTCCATCAAAATTAACTATTGACTTGTCACTTTCATCAGCGTATAGTACATCACATTGGTAAATGTATCCTGAGTTGTCGTAAGCTCTATTTAACTCTCTAAACAAATTTGAAAGCTTTTTGGCAAACTCAGGCCTGTCTCCGTAAAATTCCTTTATTTCTTTATCTGAGTGTAATAACTTAGCCCCTTCTTTAATTATACCTTTAGCGGGATCAACAGCATACTTTAAAGCTATAAAAAATTGATTGAGATACTCTTCTCTATTATCAATACCAAATAGAAGAGCTGGCGAGCCATCTATCTTTGCGTTAAGATCTATACTTGACTCTTGGCCTTTTAGTTTTAATAGCAATAAATTTATAGTAGATACAAATTCCTGAAATCCTTGTTTACCTTTCTCAATTGCAAGATCCTCTATATGGGTAAGATGAGTCTCCATCTGTTTAGAAGCGCTATTATCTTCTAGCAATATACAGTTTTCTAAACAAAGATATTTCTTGAAATTAACCATTTAATATATTTATAATCTGATGTAGATCTTCTTCTGATATATTACAAGGTAAAAAGCTTAAAATATCGCCTTGATTCTTTAATGCTTCTCTAAATTTTGTAGCACTTGTCATTCTATCCACAGGTTTAAAGTTAATATCTAGAATACTTTTACCCATATATGGTTCTTTTTTCATTCTCTCAAACCTGGTTTGATCTTCTGGAGAGGAATATAGATTAAGATTTACATTATTGCCTACATTAATAAAGGATTCTATTACTTTTGAATTATCTATTAGCTCTTGAATATTAGTCTTAGGTGCTGTTGATTGCTGAGTAGCAGCATATTGTCCATTATTAATAATGTTAGCTAACTCATAGCATGCTAATACAGGTGTAGGTCTTACAATAAATGGAACTATATTAGTTAGATATTTTTTATAGATGTTCCATATAATAAAGGAATTTTCTGCTGTATAACCTTCATGCTCTTTATCTGATATAAGAACAACAACAACATCATTCTCTTTACTAGCAACTTCACATGTTTTATAATGACCTTTATGTGGTGGTTTAAACTTACCAGGAAACACTCCAATATTCTTGGTATTGACTTCCTTTAATAAAGACTCAATTAGCTTTTCAAACTTATAATTCATTAAGAATTATTTATAGATATAAGTCTTCTTACCTTTTTTATCTACAACTTTAATTTCTTCTTTACTATCTTCATTCTTTTTATTTTTTTCCCAAGTATAGTTATCGAAGTATTTTTTAAAATCTGTCTCTCTCCATTTAGAGCCTTTACCCATTTAAAATAACCTCCATTTCATCGAGTTTGTTTAATAGCGTTTGAAATGTATCAGGGCTAATTCCTTCTACATTTCCGTCTTTTTCAGCTCTTCTTCTATAAGCTTCAATAGTATTTCTACATCTAGAAAATAGAAATTTAATACGAGATAACATAATTTGTTCCATATTGATTTTATTTAATTACAGGTTGTAAAAAGTAAACTGTTAATAAGTAATTATATGCCGACAAAAATAGGAATAAGGTTAGTAAGTAATGAAGATTTATATAAAACAAATATAGATACTCAATTAAAAAGATCTACAGTAACAGCTTTAACTCTTAAGGATTTTGTTAAGGATAAAGATTTTGGTTCTCTTTTAACCGATACTTCTATACCAGGCTCTAAGATAGGTACAGATTTAAACGGAAGCAAAATAACTAATGAAACAGTAACAGGCGATGCTGAAAATACAGGTACGTCTCCTGTAAAAGGTAAAATAGCTCTTTCAACTATAACAGGAGCAAACATTGCAGGAAATAGTATATCTTTAAACAAGCTATCTACATTTACAGGACCATCGGTAATTGGGAGATCTGCTAACTCAGCAGGGGATTTAGCTGCTATCTCTGCTTCAGCAGATGGGCAAGTATTAATTAGAGAAAATAATGCACTTACGTTTAAAGCGTTTTCTACAGTACCAACAGGTGCTGTCATGTCTTTTGGTTTAAAGACAGCGCCTTCCGGATGGTTAGCTTGTAACGGGGACCCACTCCCTTCATCAAATACTGATTATGCTGCTCTCAGAGCGTTACTTATTGCTGATAATTATCCTTTCGGTTGTGAAGGGCAGTCCCCTTGTTTGCCAGGTTCAAATCCAAAAGTACCTGATTTAAGAGGTTATTTTGTAAGAGGTTGGGATAACGGAAGGGGCGTTGATTTAAATAGATCTCTTGGGTCAAGTCAAGGCGATACAGTAGGAACTCATACACATACAGCTACACCTACTATAACTGTCGCTCCTACAAGTGGAAATGCATATAAAAATCTTTTCATATCAACATCAAGAAACGTTATTACTGACACTATAACCGGTTTACCAATAGGTACTAATTTTGTTGATAATAATACATCTTATGTAGGGAGGGCAACAATTAGCGCAACTGTTAGTGTGGCTAATAACGCAGAAAGCCAAGAAACAAAACCTAAGAATATAGCATTATTATACTGTATTAAATTATAGTCAAACTAAGCTATCGTTCCAACAAAAGACAACATTTTTATAATTCTCTAAAGCTTTTACTAGATTGTGTCTAATCAATCTTTGCCAGATATAGAACTTATTAGCCAACCCTCCTCCTAGCTGAGATATATAAAAAGTCTTATCCTGTCTCTTTTCAATAACTCTTTTGAGCTTTTCTAGCTCTTCAAAAAATACAGGAGAATATTCTTCTGGTTTATAAAAAGAGTTATCCTTGTTGTCTGGAAATTTTTTAGTAATAAACCCAATTGCGTGAGGATGATCTCTTAACTTAGCAGCTCCTCCATGTCCCAATCTCTCTAAATTATCTCCAAATATAAAATATGCATTTGGATTGTTATCAAGAAACTCTTGTGTTATTTTTAAGTTCTTATAAATTGCCATATTATATTATTTACCAGCCTCCAGTATATATGCCGTTATTTTGACTCTTCCATTCTAAGACAGGAGCAGTTAAATCTTTTTGTAATCTCTTAGAAGCAAATCTAAGCATACGTAAATTAGGCCAAGCTTGTTTACGTACTTTAATAATCTCTTCTAATGCCTCGCAAGGTGTTTTACCTTGCATAGTCCAAGCAATGATACCTATTGCCGTAGACCTCGAAACGCCAGCAAAGCAATTAATACCAAGATTATACACTTTACCAGACTCCACAATTGGCTGTAAAAAAGATATAATATTATTGACATGCTGCTCTCTAGGACCTTGTTCTTCTATATTTTTTTGAATGTAAACATCCTCATCTTCATCAGACCAATCATAAAAAAATTGAGCAAAATAAGGAATCATCTTTTTACAAAAATTCTTTCTCATCATTCTAATCTTCTTCTCATCAGCCTCATCTACTGTTGATATCCAGGCATTTTGTTCAATTACTTTAAATGAATTGGAAACAGCTGTCGAAAGATCTGTTATTGTAACACTGTTAATCATTAGAATTTATTCAAAAACTGACTAAGATCCCAACCATATACGCCGTGATCTCCATTGTCAAGAATAGGACAGGTTTTACCCCTCATAAAATTATCCCACTCGTTGTGTAGCTTAGAAGGTAAATTAACAAGAATCTCGCTTTCTTTTATTGCGCTGTTTTCTAGAGATTTTTTCTCTAGAACGCTCATCCAGTCGTTCATTTTACTAGAAATACAGCTCTTTGAGTTTCTTGAATAGCTTCTTTATAATCAGAAATTTTAGTTTCCAGATAACCTTTATCTACAATCATAGGCTTACCATGATTAGTGACAACAGGTTGGCAATCTATACCACTATTAACAATATACCCATATCCATCCATCTCCCACTCATGATTTAAAATGCGAAACTTTGATACAATTTTACCAAATTTTTCTTCTATTTTTAATTCTAGTGAATTTTTTAAAAAGTCTTTATCCATTTTATCATATTTAGATACAAATCCCCAAGTTGTAATTGGTTCTTCGTAATTCATCTTATATCCGTAATCATCCGTAACGTTTTCACTCATAACATCACCTGGGTAAGAAGGTATATTGCTTTTTTGATTAAAGCTAGCCCATTCTTGCATAGTACCTTTATCAAAATCATCCCAAGAGCCAATAATGCTAGGGTAATCTGGATCTAATTTTGAATGATTATACATATAATCTTTACTTTTAGTTTCTTCTAATTTATTTTTAGCCTTAAGAAGCTTTACTTCTAACTCTAATTCCTCTACGCGTTGTTCAAGATATTTCATAAATGTCTCCTATATTATACTGTGTCCAGGTATGTTTATCAACTAAAATTTCTGTCAATCCCTCAGATTCATCTTCGACGTAAAACGAATAGCGTTTGAAAAACCAAAATCCCCAAACGTCTTTGTGGTAAATTTTCATGGTTTGTATTGCTCAAGTCCTTTCTCCAAAAGATCTGAAATAACTTGATTAATGGAAACGTCTTTTTCACAAGACTCTTGAATAAGAAACTCTAATAGCTCTCGGTCAAGCTCAGTTAAATTAATATCAACTGTAGAAAACTTTTCTAGCAAAATTCCCTCGTCAGTCTCTTTAATAGAGAACTTGTCTCCTTGTTTAATATTCAATTGTGCAAGTTCTTCTTCGGTGAATTTCACACAAACGTCTCCTGTTGGTTCTACTGTTTTTTTGATCATATTAATTTTTCTAGTAAATCTTTTTCGTTACAAATAAAGTTGCAATCAGTCCAATCTCTAGATTG